GCGCTCTGACCCGGCGCACTCACAGCCACCGGGCCGGAGGTGTTGCCTGCAAGATCAGCGTCGTTGTCCTTCTTGTCCACGACCTTGTCCTTCTTCTTCTTTGCCTTGACTGCGGGCTCATTGGTGGCGTCGATGCCATCGACGCCGTGATCAGCCTGCACAGTCGGAGCGGTGGTGGGCAGGGTCTGGGGGCCGGTGTCTGAGCTACCCTGCTTCTGAATCTCCAGGGCCTGATCGATAACAACCTTCCAGTTGCTCAGTAGATCCCTGGTCTCATCGTCTAGGGTCCCTGCGACCATCTTGGCCACGATGTCGTCGATAGCCAGCTTGCCAACCCAGTCGTCGGGAAGGGAGCCAGTGGCACCCATGGCCTTGGCGCGAGCGATGATATGCGACTTGGCTGCAGCCTTATCATGGGCATGACCAACCAGGCGCACAGCGTTATGCAAGTCTTCCTCATTTTCAATGGGGAAGCTGCCATCCGGCAGAGCATGGCCACTGGCAGCGAGACGCTTGCGGTCGGATGCAGAGAAGTCACGCTTGTAGAGATCGGCCTCAGCGGACTTGTAGGCGAGTTCTGCGAGTTCTGCGTCGTCGATTGCCGCAGCCTTATCAACTAGGCTCAGGGTATTTTGGGGATCACACGGGAAGTCAGCAAGACTGACCTCAACGATATCACCCCTATTGATGGCCTCTAGTGGTCTCCCGTTGGCCGCTGTCTTGGCTGTCTTGATAACTCCGCCGTTCTTTACGCCTACGCTGAAGCCGGTATATAGGCCAGCCTTGACCTTGGTAACCTCAACCGGGTCAACAATCTTTGCAACCAGATGCCAGTCAGTGCCGGTGTCAGTAACCGACTGTGCCTTGCCAGCCGAAATAGGCTGATGCATGCTGCGGATGTTACCTCTTTGCGCCCACTTGGGCACGGCAACATCGAGCCAATCCTTGTCGAGATACTGGCCATCAAGGTCCTCAGTAGGACCACCAAGACGACCCTCGACAATGACCGAACCATCAGGCTGCTCATAGCTCTTTGTGAGTTCTGCCCAGCCGTACTGGATATTAGTGTTTGCCATCTGTTTTCCTTATCTAGGGGCTAGTGTGCAGCCGCAGCGATCCAATCCCAGACACACTCCTGCACCCGGCATTCTTCCGGCTAACGTTACAGTCGTATAAGGACTGTTGTGAGCCATATCCAAACATGGACCGCAGTGCTCTGTTGCTCCGAGGCTCCAGTCCCACAGTTGGGTCGGACTGCCTCTAGACGTTAGCCCGGAGAAGAACTGCGCCCTGATCGCGTTAGCGTACATGCGAGCACGCTCTTGAACCGACCAGCGGCCTGTGGGTTCTATTATACCACGTGGGGCTGGACTGTAACCGGGGACATCTCCACGAAGCAATTCTTGGGTAAACCTACGCAGGTAGGCATCGTCCTCAGATAGCGCTTGCCTGATATTGAACATGTCTTGGTCAGTCAGGATTGTCGGAAATCCAGCGGCCCCGATGCCATACCTGAATGCGTCAGCCATGGCTCGCCTGAGCGTCCTGAGCATGGCATCCCTAAACTGGTAAGGGGTCATACCCATGCCAGCAAGACGGTCAGCGTAGTCAACCATCTGGGCCTCAACGCTGTCAGCCAGGGCGGCGAACTTATCTTGGTAGTCAGCAGGCTGCAGTGCGCTTGCCTTGGCCAGGGTGGCCATCATGGACTTTAGATCATCCTCATCCATGAGGTCAACTAGACCCCTGGTGACGCTGGCCATGCGGGCTCCTCAGCGGAATCCTCTGACTTGAACCAGGCTGGCTCAGGGATTAGCTTTGGTGCCAAGTGCTGCTCTGAATCCTTGCATGCCAGCCCCCAGGGGTTGCCGCCTGTCTTGGGGAAGTAGATCGGGCCATACCAGCCGCACGTAGCGCACCTGGCCCGATAGCCCATACCGATACCTGGCACCAGTAGTGCCACTGCGCTACAGTTGTGGTTACTGTTCGAGGAGCCGCTCAACGATGTCTCCGAGCACGTCATCAGCGACGATGGCCTGATTGGCGCGGATGTCTGCGAAGATAGTCTTGATCTCTTCCCCTTCAGCCACTCTGGAATAAACACGATCGACCAGAGAAGCAGGAAGATGCTCAGGAACGAAGCGACGAGCACGAGATTTGCCAATGAACTTCTCCAGTTGGCGCAACTCGTCTTGCGCGTCTGCGATCTTATTGGTGCTGGTCTTTCCGCTAGACGGGGACCTCTTGGCGTTGGTTGCCGACCCACCGCTAGCAGAGCCACCACCGGCCCTGGGCGTGGGGGTGTTATTGCTCATGGCGCCACCAGACGGCGTTCCGGTGCCTGGCGCCATGCCAGCGTCAAGCTGGGCTCCGATCAGGGTGCCGATCTGGTCAACGGGAACGATGTCACGGGTCAGGTACACATTGGGCTTGTCAGCGTGAACGTCGTCGATCCTGGCCATGCCGCGCTTGGCTCGCATCTCGTTGAGGCTCATGCCGCCCAGCTTGGCCAGGCCGCTATCGATATTGAGTTCCATAAGACGATCGTTCAGTTCGTCGGCATCGAACCTGAAGACCCAGTCATCAGTATTGAAGCGTCGCTCGATGACGCTATCAAAATACCCCTGGAAGAACTGCACCGTAGGCATGGTCGCCAGGCGCGCTCTGCGAGCAGCAGCAGCAGCAGCCTGGTTCTCGCTCTCGGTATTGCCCACCAAGCCCAGTTCTCCTGGGTCCATGCCGAATCCGGCACAGGTGATCCTAGCCATCCATTCATCGAACTTCATGTCGTGAACGGGAGGCTTGAGCATCTCGGCCTTCTGGACGCCGGGGATCACGCGCACCCTGTGCTTCCAGCCGTTGTCATTGGACAACATCGAGTGCCACATGGCCTCGTAGCGCTGGATCTGGTCTGGATTCCAGGTCTCCGGAGCCGCCAGGAGCATGGCGGGGATGTCGCCATCAGTGAAGTAGCTGAGGTGCCAGTCCTGGCGCTTCAGAGCCACATTGATATTGATGATGATCTGCTCGATGTTGCTGAACCCGTAGTGGGTCCAGTTGCGCGGCCTGAATACCTTGTAGGCCAACTGGTCGGCGGTATACATGCCGCTGTCGAACTCATCATCGGGGCCAGGCATGCCGCGCTGCAGGGCCTGGACCTCGGGATCGTCTGCAGCATCCAAGAGTAGGGCGATGAACTCACTGCGAGGGATGCCATAGATGAACTGCTGGTAGGCAGGATTGGGTGGCAGCGGCCTGGTGCCTCGCTCATCAATCAGGGGCTTGATTGTAGAGCCGTCCAGGAGTTCCAACGCGAACAGGTCACCCTTGAGCGTTGGGTGCTCGTAGATGGCCAGGGCATCGATAACCAGGACGTCATCCAGGGCTGCAGACAGCCACGAACGCATCGACAAACCGCGGATGGGGTCGGGGGTCCTGAAGAACTTCAGGATCTGCTTGCGCAGATCCGAATCAGGCTTGCCCGGAGGGGTGGACGTTGTGGAACTGATTTTGGAGGAGTTTACCCGCTGACTGCGTCCCTTCCCCTGATCGGCGTCCTCGCGAGGAACGATGTCCCAGTCAAGTCCAGCGATCTCATTCTTGCGAGCATCGATACATAGAGCAGCGATGTCATAGCTCTGAGCTAGCTTGCGAAGCACCTTGAATGGGATCAGCTTCTGGCTATCAGGACTGGTAGGCAGGTTGTGCCCGATCTGGTACTCATACTGCCGGGGCAGGGGACGGCCACTCTTGGGCTGGCTGGGGTCCACCGGATAGATTGGCGAAGGCAGGCTAGGGTTGAACTGACCGCCAATGAACGCCCTGGGATCCCTTGGCAGCATGGTGAGGCCGGAGGCACCCAGACCAGTCCCGATGTTATACCTGGCCATCAGGGGGTTGCTGGGAGGCCCGTAGCCCCCAGCAAGCTGCCGTGCCAAGGCTGCGCTACTGGTTACGCTGCCACCCGCATTTGCCTGGATGGCGGCAACCATGCTTTTGACCATGGCTGCGCGCAGGGCTGCCTTATTCGTCATAGTCATAGCCGAACTCGGTCCAATAAAGAGTTCCGTCGCTGGCACTCTCTACGATATAGCGCGCATAGCAGCACTTGTGCATCTGGTCTACGAATCGAGGGCGTGGCAGCGGAGCGCTACACAACTGGCACATCGTCGTCCTCCAGCGAATCAAGGCATAGGGATCGGACGTGCTCGGCTCGCGCCTTGTTATAGACCACGCTCTTGATGGCACCGTTCTCATAGAACTCGGCGCGATCCCAGGTCCAGCACAGAACGCCGGGGTGATATAGGAAGCAATGCTCGCATCGCAGCGCATCAACGATGTCTGGATGTTCATCGGCTGCCTGCTGAGCAGCCAGGCTTGCGGCTGCCTCGACTGGGGTAACCCGAATCGAAGGAGCGATTGGCAGTTCGGTCGGATTACCTGTCAACATCAGTTGTTTGCCGCCACCTGGACGGTAAGGGTGGGAGAGGCACCGCCAGACTGAGCGATAGTTACGTTGGCTCGCACATAGCGAGCCTGCAGGAACGCGCTACCGGTGGTGGCTGCAACAGGGGTAGTCCCAGTGGCCACTGTGGTGGTGATCAACTGATACCAGTTGACATTGTCCAGGCTGCCCTCCAGCTTCACGCTGGCATGGGTGGTAGGGGCTCCAGCCTCAACCAGTACCATGGTGAAGACCTTGCACGTAAGGGTGCAGTCAAACACACTACCAAGCTGGCCGGTTCCAGACGTAACGGCTGCAGTGGCCAAGGCGGCATTCTGGCCACCGTCCACGCTGGCGGGGCCACGGCGGGAGCCATCGCCGACGCTAAGGTCGGTGAGGTCCAGGAGAATCTGCCCAGCAGATCCAGTGTAGTTCTTGCCCATGTTATTAGTATCCTCTAGCCGATGATGTGGTTGAAAGAATCACGCCCGTGTTGGAGCCGTCATGCGCTACCGTAATAACTACTGCAGCACCAGGCGTGAAGGACATACCTCCGTCAGGGAAGGTCCATTGAGAGCTGGTTCCCATATTCCCCCCCGTTCCATTACAATATGCCTTCCATAGTGGCCCGAAAGTATCTGTGGCAGTGACTTTCATGGCCGCACTGGGCTGCTTATTGAGTGAAACCGTAATACTGGAAATATGCCAGGCAAATCCTGGGTCTGCAGGCAACGTGATGACGGCATCAGTAGGACTGACTGCTTCTATGGAACGATTATCCTGATACCCCCACCCACCTACGGCCAACTCGCCGAATGAAGTTAGTGCAGGGTTGCCTAGATTGCCGATCTGCGAAAGGCGTTGGCTCTGGGTAATCGTAGAACCCGAGACCAGCCCCATGGCATAGGGGCTCTCCGTCATGGCCGTGACATAGACCTTGTGCGTGGTACCAATGCCTTCGGTTACTACCACCTGGATGAGCGGGCTGATGTACGGCAGGATCGGGAACAGGAAGTCGCTCGACTTGACGTTGGTCAAGTTGCCAAGGCCAATGTCCAGGTTCCCCCAGATCACGTTGCCATCAATATCCATTACAGTAATGTTGGTGGGTGGGTTGGGGCCGAAGTCCTGCTGCTCAAGGCGCCAGGTTACCCTGATGGCCTTGGCGCTAAAGGGAACACCGAAAGCCTGAGAGGTAGTCGTGGCACTGGCCACGGACATAAAGTAACCCAGTTCCCTGGGGGTTGTGGGGTCATACGTGGACATCGGGCGACGCTCGCAGTAGTTCTGGGTTAGCCAGATACGGATTGGGGGTCTCCAAGTATTCCAGGGCAGCAGCGTAGCGCTGCGGCACCTTGCGAGCCTGCTGAGCGATCCCCAGGGCCATTACATCGTCGTCATGGCAACCTGTGACGGCCTCTACTCCACCTTTGCCATTCCAATGCATGGTTCGTAGCTCTCCAAGTGTCTGCGCATCATGCACAACCAGGCTACCGTCGGTAAGAGCCGCGTCAAGATCGGAGAGCAGTACTGGCTTGCTGGTCTGGGTGGTTGGGAATCCGTATCTAGTAGATCGCTCGCCCATTCGGGCGTTGTACTCTTCATGGCGATACAGGTTCTCGTAGTGGCACTGGTTTAGGGCCACCGAGATGCAGGCGTGGCCATGGTTGTTGCGTTCGATGGCCCACAGGGCATCGTTATACTTGTGTGCTAGTTCGGCAGTAAGTCGAGCAAAGTGGTCAATGGGCCACAGTCCTCGCAGCTTGGCAACCTGTTCACCA